GCATTTAGGGCAGTGCATAAAATAACTCCGATTCAAGTGCGTAATGATATTTTAATTTTATCCTATCGAAATTACCACTACCCTCCAATCTTCCCACCTAATTCATCGCTCATTGTCGATGAGAGCACTGCGTTTAAGAACCACAACGCACGGCGCACGAAGTCCTTGTTCATGGTTTCCCAGCACTTCCTTTATCGCACCCTGCTCTCAGCAACTCCAGCCCCGAACTCGATCACTGAACTATGGGCGCAGATGTCGTGCTTAGACAATGGACGACGGCTAGGAACTTCGTTCTATCGTTTTAGATCCTCCGTGCAAGTGCCGCAACTCAAAAATGGTTTCACCGAATGGGAGGATCGTCCTGATGCTGCTGGCGCAGTGTCGCTCTTACTCGACGACCTCACGATTCGTCACAGCTTCGATGAAGTCCTGTCCCATGTTCCAGCGATGGAGCAGCGTCTCGTCACCTTCACCCTGTCGCAAAAGACTCTGGACGCCTACAACGCCCTGAAGCAGGACTGCTACCTGGAACTGGCAACTGGACAGGTCTCCGCCGTGAATGCAGCGGTGCTGGCGAACAAGCTGCTCCAAGTCTCCAGTGGCACAGTGTATGGCACTGACGGCGAGGTTCATCTCATTGATACCGAACGCTATGAACTGCTGGTGCAGCTCGTAGAGGAGCGCCAGCATCCAGTGGTGGTGTTCTATAGCTGGAAGCACCAGCGCGATGCTCTCAAACGCATGTTCGATGCCCACGGCATTAGCTGCGTCGTCATCGACTCCACTGTGAATGATGCGGATCGCACCAAGCACGTTGCCACGTTCCAAGCGGGGGAGGTGCGCGTCATCCTACTGCATCCCAAGACCGGAGCGCATGGACTGACCCTCACCGCCGGTCGCACTGTGATTTGGGCGTCGCCGAGGTACGAAGCCGATTACATGAAGCAAGGAATGTGTCGGATTCGCCGTGGTGGGCAGACGGCTCACACCGAGAACATCATGATCGCCGCCGAGTCTACGATTGAAGAAATGGTTTACCAGAGCCTCGATAAGAAAATGAGTGCCTTGGATAGTCTATTGACCTATTTAAGGTAACAAAGGTAACGGTTTTTTAAGAGTAATGCCTTGTTTTATAAGAGTGTTACTCTTTTTGTTACTGTTACTTGTTTATTTTTTAAGTAATGAAAGACACTTAAAAAATAAAAATACAAGTACTACAAAGGGAAAATGAAAAAGCAGTAACAACCATAACGAGGTAACATCTTCTAAAAACTTAATGCTATACAACAGTTTAGGCGTGTTACGAAGTTACTTTTCAAAAGCGTAACACTGGTCACTACCACGAGGTTTAACATGAAAGTTCATAACCTACAGGGCAAAGAGCTTGAGGTCTTAGCTTTAGACTTTGAGACTTATTACGATAAAGCTTTCTCATTAAGAAAGCTCACCACCACGGAGTATGTACGTGATCCAAGATTCCAAGTTCATGGCTGTAGTTTCATTCGCAAGGAAAATCCTTTTTGGTTATCTGGTCCCTCTTTGTCTTGTTATCTCAATGGCGTGGACTGGGCTAATACTGCTGTTCTGGCCCACAACTGCGCCTTTGATGCCTTCATTCTTACGCAGTATTTTGGACATACCCCAGCCTACTATCTCGACACCTTGTCAATGTCCAAAGGTGAGTTTGGCGTAGGCTGTCTACACCGTCTAAATGATCTGTCTGAGCGTTTAGGCAATGGAACCAAGATCGCAGGCACTCTGGAGAGTACCGAAGGCGTTAAGGAGTTAACCCTAGAACTTGAGGAGCAATTAAGCCTCTATGCGATGCAGGATGTGCAATTACTTTGGGACAATTTTCATAAGCTCTATTTTGAGCGCAATTATCCCACTGCTGAATTACATATCATTGATCTCACCATTCGCTGCTTTGTCGAACCGAAACTGATCGTAGACCATGATCTGTGTCGGCAAGAGATTGATGCGGAGATGCAGAAGAAGTCCCAGCTCGTCGCTCTGGCTGGCGTTTCGACTACTCAGCTTTCATCGAATCAGCAATTCGCTGAACTCTTGCGCCAACGCGGTGTAGAGCCTCCCCGCAAAATCTCGCTGACTACGGGCAAGAGCACGTTCGCCTTTTCCAAGACCGATCCTGATTTCCTTGCGCTGGAACTAGATGAGCGAGTAACGACGCTCGTGCAAGCCCGCCGTGCCGTGAAGTCTTCGATCTCGGAGACTAGGGCACATCGTCTGATTGCCAACAGCCGTCCTACGCTACCAGTGATGCTCAATTACTGCGGAGCTATTACCCATCGCTGGAGTGGCGGGGATAAGCTCAATCTCCAGAACATTCCAGGAGGACGTAAAGGGCAATCAGACCTTCTCAGACAGGCTATTCAGGCTCCCAAGGGCTGGCGCTTCTGTCGCACGGACTCCTCGCAGGTAGAATGTAGGACGGCCGCGTGGATCGCAGGCGAAGAGCCATTGCTCGAAGTCTTTCGCAACAATGGTGATCCCTATATCGAACTGGCTTCGGAGATTTATGGCTATCCCATCAACAAGCACGATCATCCTGAAGAGCGAGCAGTAGGGAAAGCAGGTGAATTATCGCTGCAATTCGGTGTTGGCGTGGATAAGTTCGTCAAATCTGTACAGGTTGGACAAAGTGGTCCGGCGATCCCCGACTTTTCCTATGAATTAGGGCAACGTGCAGTGCAGATTTACCGCGCTAAACGCACCGCTATTGTGGCGGCGTGGAAGCGCCTAGGACAGATACTGGCAGCCATGCCTTCAATGGGACTAAACGACAGTATTACGTTTGGACCCAATGGTCTTTATCGCATGGAAGCAGATCGCATCATGATGCCGAATGAGCTGTTTATTCAATACCCTAATCTTCAGGGTACAGATAACGGCGCAGGGCGCGTTGAGTTCTTTTTCAATACCCGTGACGGAGTGAACTACATCTATCCAGCCATGTTATTCCAACACCTAGTCCAAAGTACGGCACGATCAATTGTCGCTGCGCAGATTCTAGCTATTGCTAGAGAGATACCTGACATCGTAATGCTTGTGCATGATGAATGTGATTTCTTAGTTCGAGAGGAGGATGCAGATGCTGCAATCCAATTCGCTGTCAACTGTTTCAGACAACCACCTTCCTGGTGCTCAGACCTTCCCCTTGATGCCGAAGGTTCTCATAGCCAGAGCTACGCTAAGTGAGCTGGTAGGAGAGCTCCAATACACCAGTAAAATGCCTGGTCCATCGTGGTCGATTGATGCTATTCATTGCATCACGGGACAGAAGCTGCGAGCTGAAGTGCCCACCAGCCCCTGTGCGAAATGTTATGCCATGAAGGGTAACTTTTGCCGAGGGAAGGTTAAGGATGCCAATCGCAAACGCCTTCATGCGTGGGCAACTGTGCCTAATTGGGCCGAGGCAATGGCTTCCTTAATCGAAACCAGTATCACTTTTGGTGATCCGTTCTTTCGCTGGTTTTCCAGTGGTGATTTACAATCCGTCCAGATGCTGCGTGATATTGTGCAGGTCTGTACCCTTACACCAATGATTCATCATTGGCTTCCCACTCAAGAACGCGGTTTCGTTACCGAGTTCCTAGCTCTTGGAGGTGAATTTCCTGTAAACTTAACCCTGCGTGTTAGTGCTTCGGAGATCGGCGGCGTTACCGATCCCTTCCTGCTCAGTTCCGTGGTGAGTTCACGGAAACTAAAACGAATCTGGCAACAACGGATACAGCGCGAATCGACCTTCCGTTATTTTTGCCCTTCAAGTCAACAAGATGGAGTCTGTGGAACCTGTAGAGCCTGTTGGGATCAACGCATTAAAACCATTGTGTACTTAGAACACTGAACGTTATACTTGTCACTTACCTGGAGGTACTCATGCTTGAAACTCCCGCCATTGGCGATCTGATTCGTCAGCTCCGCGACTCCCAGTCGCAGCTTGATACTCTGAACCAGAGTATCAAAGAGACTAAAGATCAATACCACGCTATTGAATCCCAGATTTATGCCTTTTTGGATCAGCAGGGCATTAGCCGCGCTGATAGCAAGACCGACCGTGTGGTCATTAACGAATCCACTGTCTTTACTGCTAAGGACTGGAACCTTGTGCATGATTACATTGTCAGCAATAACGCGCCCTATCTCTTAGAGCGTCGCTTGTCCACCGCAGCTTTGCGGGAATTACTGGCTATGGGGACTCAAATCCCTGGAGTTGAGCCATATACCAAGAGAACTCTGTCTCTCGCTACGAAGTAACCCTACTTAAATGGAGCTACACAATGTCTGACGTAATCGCTAGTACCTCTACCTCCACCAGCAACACCCTGCCAATTTCTACCGAAGAGATGCTCAAGGCATTGGCGGGCGAAATCCGTGAGAATGTACGGGTTTCGGGCAGTAACATTTCTACCACGAAGAACGGCTTATTCAAGCTGCCCTCGGGTGAGGAAGTGGAGGAGCTTGAGGGTGTCATTGTCACCTATCGTTTCCGCAATACCTTCTACTCTAAGCCTTACAAGGCGGGTGACTTCACGCCTCCTGATTGCTGGGCGTTTGGTGTCCAGAACAACGATACTTTGGTCCCACATCCGCACGTTGCCTCTGCTAAGTGTTCTACCTGCGGAGCCTGTCACAACAACCAGTTCGGTAGCTCGCGTACTGGTTCCGGTAAAGCCTGTCAGAACCAGATTTGGCTGGCGCTGATGTATCCCGATCTCAACGTGGGTGCTGACATCTACACCCTGAAGGTGAGTGCCACCGCAATCAAGCAGGTACAGAACCACCTGCTGCGGATGACGGAACGCTATCAACATCCGATCTGCACCATCAGTCGCTTCACGGTTGATTCTTCCAGTGGCTACAACCGTATCTCGGTTGCCCTCCAAGGGGCGAATCCACTCTTTGCCCAGCATCTGAACTATCTGGATGAGGCAACACGCCTCCTCGAGGCAGAACCGCTGACGCAAGCACTTGATACGGTTTCTACGGTGAAAGACTCAGGACGTGGAGTACGACTGCAATGAAAAAGCCTCGCCCTGATGATAACCGCCGGTGGCGGGAACAGCTCATCCTGGAGCTGGCTGCTTTGCAAAAGGAGCAGCATTCATTGGAACTTGAGCTTCGCCGCTTAACCACACCTAAACCTGTGAGCTCTGAACCATCGACTCAGAGTTAAGCAGTCGCTGACCAGTCAGGCTACCTGACTGGTCACTAACATGGAGGTTCACCGTGGCACTCAAGCCTGAGTCACGTTTCATTGCCACTGTGCATAAAAAGCTCCCGAGTACGATCTATCGGGAAAAGACCAATAACCCATTCCGTTCTGGGATGCCTGACGTGTATTACGAAGGCTCTCGTGGCATTGCTTGGGTTGAATACAAATACCTTGCACAAGCACGTAAACATTTCACTCCGGCTTTAACCAAACTCCAAGCCTTATGGCTACAACGCGCCTGTACTCACAATTGTACAGTTGCCGTGATTGTAGGCTCACCAGAAGGTGCAATGGTATTACCTGGAATAACTGGAGTGGAAACCCAAGTGACTGCCGAATGGCAGCCCATACAAAACGTCGTTGAGTGGCTTACTGCCGCTGTCTCTTAGTTACTAAGTTCACATTGAGGTGCTCTTATGATCGTTATGAATACTGCGCGTGTACTCGAATCTTCAGCTCTGCCTGAAGCCACCGCCGCCAAGATTGAAATGAATGCAATGGCAATTCAAATCTTGAGCAGCAACATCTATACGAATAAGCCTTTAGCTATTATTCGTGAACTCTCAGCCAACGCTTTAGATTCTCATGTCGCTGCGGGTAATCCTGCACCCTTCGACATCCAGATCCCTACACATCTGAAGACTGATTTCATCATTCGTGACTACGGTACTGGTCTCTCGAATGAGGATGTGCATGATCTGTACATGACGTATTTCTCCTCCACTAAACGCAATACCAATGATCTGATTGGAGGCTTTGGCTTGGGTAGTAAAACACCCTTAGCCTATACCGACCGCTTCATGGTTCATTCCTATTTCAATGGCACCAAGACCACGTTCATGGTGCATATCAATGAAGAAGGGATGCCTGTCATTACCACCATGATAGCTGTGGCTACCAAGGAGCATAACGGACTTGAAATCGTAGTAGCAGTGAAATCTGCTGACGTATTTGATTTCCGCAACGCTGCGCATAAGGTGCTCGCGTATTTCGATCCTGCTGTATACAACGTACATGGTATTGAGATTGAACCCGTTTCATATCTGGTTCGTACTCCACATTTTGGAATACGTGCAGATAAGGACACACGGCTTACTTCTATGCAATTGGTGATGGGTACAATGGCTTACGCTATTGACTATGAGCATCTTCAAGGTCCATTGAAGTATTACACCATGATTGATGTCTTTGCACCCATTGGTCATTTATCCGTGCAAGCCAGTCGTGAAGCCTTATCTTACGACGAACTTACTAAGAAGCGTTTGGCACAGCTCTTAGAGCAAGTTGCCAATGCCTTAGAACCTACGATGCAGGAATATCTGAATAGCCGTTCACTCGTGCCTTTCGATCAATATCTGCATCTCTATGCACATGGTCTCACTGGATCGTTTGGCGATTTAATACCAGATACCCGTCTGCACGACAACAATATAAAGTTCTCTTTTCTATCCAGACATCGAGAACGCCTGAGCAGTGTTGCTGCATTCACTTTTAGCGGTATTTCTAGCTACTGCTCCAATGCAATATTCATCCATCTGCGCCCAAAACAGCGCATCAGTATAGCTAAGGTGTTATACGCCAATCCTGAACTACTGAATAATGGGCTCGAAGTCTACACCGTTGAATGTGAAGAACAATACCTTGATAAGCTCAAAAAGCTTGTCGGTGGACGTATTATTGCACTGGATGATTTAGAAGTAGCGAAGCGCTTGCCTACGGACAAGGTACAACAATCATCCCGTAATAAATCCGCATTGATATCCATTCAGGGACAAGCTAATGGCTATGTGGTATTCCGCAAATCGGCGATCACCAGTGTTAGTGATTTAGCACCTTTCTCTCCCCATGATACGGTGTATGTGGAGCTCCACAACAACAGTCCAATTGACATGATCGATAGCAAGATTTTGTTCAACTATGAGCATTACCAATACGATTGGCTGCTCTCGAAGGACATCGCTATTTTAGGTGTCCCACGCACTATCTCTAAGGAATTGCGTAACAAGATCACCTCTGAGTATAAAACGCTTAGTCAGCTTGTGCAGGAGCGGTGGGAAGCCAAACTACAGAGCTCTTCATTCCATCGTTTGCTCGGTCGCATAGGTGCATTTGCTACCTATGAAGAATACCAACGCACCTTACCTTGGTTATGGATCAATCAATCCAACATCGAGGGTAAATCATTCCCTTTAATCCGTCGTTTGCAACGTTTGCGTGACTTTGCTTACAGCATTACGACGTTGCATCCACGCATCATTAAGCTCTGTGAGCTACAGGAGTATACGATCCCTAATGATTCCACATCATCACTTGCTCATCGCCTCACCCTACAGGTTCAGGAGAACTATCCATTGCTCTTTGTTATGAGCAACGCTTTTCACCACACGCCCCAAACCATGAATGCAATCACCCACTATGTACATGTCGTTAGTCAGGAGAAAATCTAATGTCTGTTTACTTGTTATCTGAAGTTTCCTTGACCGTATTCCACAACGATACGGTTAATACCTACACCCATGACCATTCCAATTGGAATGAAATGCTCGAAGCACTTCGTGCTGAGGACTTCGACCGCATTATTGAATTGGGAGATGTGGTTAAGCGCACTGCAACGTATCTGTCCACCAATGGACAGACCGACATCGAGATCATTGATAACCTACTGGTTTACAAGGGTAAGGAGATCAACAACAGCTTGGCGCGGCGCATCCTCACCATGCACTCTGAAGGTTTCTCCATTACCCCAATGGTGAACTTCCTGCGGAACCTAATGGAAAACCCCAGTTCTCGTGCACGGAACCAGTTGTATGACTTCCTCGAAGTCAACAACGTACCCATCACTGCTGATGGCTGCTTCATGGCATACAAGTTGGTCAACAACGCATACAAAGACTGCCATACCAACTCTATTGACAACAGCATTGGTGCATCCCCACGGATGTCTCGCTATGACGTGGATGATGACCCCACCAATACTTGCTCATCAGGATTCCATGTCTGCGGATTGGGCTATTTGCGCCATTTTCATGGTACTCATCTCATGGCTTGTAAGGTCAATCCGGCGGATGTCGTGTCAATTCCTATTGACTACAACAATAGCAAGATGCGCGTCTGCGGATATACCGTTGCCTCTGAATTACCAATGGATTTGGTAGCAGGGAACAAGGAGTATTGGGAATCGTCCGTGTGCGATGAAGATGAGGAATACGACTACAATCCTGATGAATGCGATGAGGATTGATCGTTAATTAGTGGCAGGTGCTGTTACAGCACCTGCCTCATTTATTTATGGAGCATAGATATGAGTGTATTCACCCGCGATGATCTCAATGATTTACTACCACCTGATTTATTCAACGAGTATGTGAAAGCGAAAAGTAATCGGGTGCAGATAGCAGGCGATCACTATACGCGACGTTCAATACAACCGTGGGACGCCTTAAAAGATTGGCTCGGTGCTGAGGGCTATCGTGCTTATTTGCGCGGTAATGCGGTGAAATATCTGTGTCGTGCGGGTACTAAGGGCGATGTGCTGACCGATATTAAAAAAGCCCATCATTACTTGAGTGAGTTCATTGAGACTTATCAGGAGTCAGAATGAAAATCTACGTTACGAAGTACGCACTCACTAAGCGCGGAATCTTGGAATTTGATACCGAGAAAGGGGATGTCATCGTATGTAGTGGTTGTTTTTACAACATTTATCATAACAGACACTGGAACAGTTTTAATAAGGAAAAGGAAACATTCCCTACACGAGAAGAAGCGATATCAGCGGCGCAAACGATGCGGGCAGACCGATTAAGAACACTATACAGAACTATTAACCGCATAGAGAACTTAGATTGGAGTGAACAATGAGCCACTGGGACTGGCAACATATACCAATAGAAGATTGGCGGATGATTGAAATACGCGACAAAATGAGTGAGGAGCTTATTGACGCTATCAACAATTATGGCACTGAACAGTCAATGTGCCGATTACGCTCACTATTTAGGCTTTTAAGGATTGTTGATCGTTGCCTGTACAAACGATGGAATATGAGGAATCAAAATGAAACCGATGCGCGGCATTGCCCCCAAGAAACCACTTACCAACTGGCCCTATCTAGCAAGTCCAAAGATCGACGGGATTCGGGCAATAGTGAAAAACGGAGTTGTATTGTCCAAGACGCTAAAGCCTATTCCGAATAAACAAGTGCAGCGGATGTTCAGTCATTTGCATGGTGCAGACGGGGAATTGACGGTTGGAGTCCCGTATAAAAACAACTTCGATGACGATGTATACGACCGTTCACGCGGGATTCTAATGACATCCGGTGATATTCCTGTTGCGGACGTGCGTTTCCACATCTTTGATAATTGGAATTGCCTGCATAGCAAAGCCCAGACGCGAGCGACGCAGAGTTGTATCCCGTTGACGTGGAGTGAGCACGACGGAGTGTATGCCGTACAGCACACCTATGTTTATGCACAAGAAAGGCTGAACGAACTGGAGCAGGAAGCACTCGCCTTTGGTTACGAAGGTCTGATGCTGCGCCAAATGAACGCCCCGTATAAATACGGGCAATCAACTGAGAACGACGGGTGTTTATTGAAGATCAAACGCTTTCAAGACAGCGAAGCACGGATCATTGGTGTAGTAGAGCAGGAAGCGAATACCAATGAAGCCACTACGGATGAACTTGGTCATTCCAAACGGTCATCCGCCAAGAGTGGAAAGGTCGCTAAAGATACCCTTGGCGCGTTCCTAGTCTGCGACATCCATTCAGGTGTGACTTTCAGCGTCGGCAATGGACAAGGACTAACCAATGAACTGCGCAAACAGTTATGGACACAACGCGATTCACTGATCGGGAAGATCATTACTTATACATTCCAAGAGATTGGAACCAAGAACGCACCACGTTTACCACAATTCAAAGGCTTTCGTGATGTTATTGATTTAGTTGATTGAATAACCCTATTTACAAGGAATGTCCCATGCCTTTACCAACTGCTTATCAAGACTACATTGCTCTCTCACGCTATAGCCGTTTCCAAGATGATTTAGGACGCCGTGAAGATTGGTCAGAGACCGTCAACCGACTCTTAGATTTCTGGGAGAAACGTTTTCCAGAGCAGGTGCGTCCCATTCGGGATCGTTTATATCATGCGATCCATGATCTGGATGTTATGCCTTCCATGCGTTCGCTGATGACTGCTGGTGAGGCCTTAGAACGCGATTCCATAGCCTGCTTCAACTGTTCAGCCGTGGCTGTAAAAGGTTTTGGTACACCGATCAAAGTAACCAGTGATGAATTGACTGAAGCAGGATTCGATGAGGGCTTCACTATTCATCCGCGCCAGCCGCTCGCATTCGATAACATTATGTACATTCTAATGTGTTTTCACCCTGACACGTTGGTTGCGTGTGAGACTGGACCAAAGCGAATTGCAGACATCGTACCGAATGATAAAGTCCAGTCATACAACGAGAATACAGGATGTTTTGAATGGCACACAGTTACCAACACTGTTGTTACACCATCTGCTGATCGCCCTAAAGTTCGCGTTGCACTGGAGAACGGTAAAACGTTTGACTGCACTACTGACCATAAATGGTTAACTACCAACAGAGGGTGGGTTGAAGCCCAAGACCTTACGATTGATGATGAATTGGTATCGCCCACTGCTACGGTCTATAAACACACCTGCACAATAACGGGAAAGAGCTACGTCGGGTATACGGGAAAGAGCGTAGAGAATCGCTGGCGACAGCACGTTACATCTTCCGCAAATCAATCCGCTCGTGATTATGACACTCACTTCCATCGTGCTATTCGCAAATATGGTACTGATTGTTGGGGTACGGAGATTTTAGAATGGGTGGCTTCTGAACTTGCTGCACAACAGGCAGAGTGTAAGTGGATAGAGCAGCTCGAACCACAATACAACATGACTAAGGGTGGCGAAGGCACGATAGGACTTAAATGGTCTGAAGAAAGTCGCATTCGTGCTTCCGAGAACGCTTATGAGCGCACTCCTGAACATCGGAAAGCTCAGGCGGATCGTTTGGAATTATGCCGTGAGAAAATAAACGCCACGCGTAATACACCCGAATACAAGCAGGCACAGGCAGAACGCAATCGCGGAGAGCTTAACCCGATGTATGGGAAGAAGATGACCGAGGAACAGCTAGAGCTGCGACGTGAGATGTTTTCTGGAGAGAAGAACCCGTTTTTTGGTCGTCAGCATTCAGAGGAAACAAAGGCTGTTCTGTCTGAGAAAGCTCGTGCAATGTGGAGCGAACGACCTAACCCGTTCAAAGGTCGCTGCCATTCAGAAGAGACACGGCAGAAGATGAGAGCAACTAAGGCAGCGAACCGCGCAGCACGGGAGGCAGTATGAGAATTAAATCCATCACTACTATCAATGATGATGTTGATTATGTGGATATTACCGTAGAGGGAACGCACAACTTCGTATTGCAAGACGGAGCTGTTGTTCATAATTGTGGCACGGGCGCGGGGTTTTCCGTTGAGCGGCAATTCATCAGTGAATTGCCCAAACTCAATACTCCCTTATCACGCAAGATTTATGACCCAGATATGTTCCCTGGAGTTAATCCCGCTGAACTGTCGGTATTCGGTAAAAAGACCAATACCATTCGGATTCACGACAGCAAGTATGGCTGGGCAAGTGCCCTACGCATCCTGATCGTAGAGCTATACAACGGTAACTATGGCGTGAAATGGGATATGTCGGCAGTGCGTCCTGCTGGTTCTCGCTTGAAAGTGTTCGGTGGACGCGCTTCAGGAAGTGGTCCCTTGGATGATCTGTTCACTTTCGTCAAGAACGTGTTCATCAACGCCACTGGTCCGCGTCTGACCTCGATTGAATGCCACGATATTGTTTGTAAAATCGCATCAATTGTGATAGCTGGTGGCGTCAGAAGATCGGCTTTAATCAGTTTAAGCAACCTGTCCGACGAACGGATGCGTCATGCGAAGTCTGGCGCATGGTGGGAGCACAACGGACAACGTGCTCTTGCTAACAACTCTGTCGCTTACACTGAGAAGCCAGACATCGGCATCTTCATGTCCGAATGGAAAGCTCTGTACGACAGCAAATCAGGTGAACGTGGACTGTTCAACCGTGAAGCAGCTAAGAAATCCTGCGCTGCTATTGGACGTGATCCTAACCACGAGTTCCTGACTAATCCCTGCCTGACGGGTGATACGCTGGTAGCGATCCCTGAGCGCGGTCTAGTGCGGATTAGTGGTCTCGCTGGTTCAACCCAGAACGTGCTTACCCAAAACGGTGACATTGTTCCAGCACGATTTGAAAATACCGCAGATAATGCTGTGATTTGGGAAGTAGCCCTCTCAAACGGCGCATTGATCCATGCCACTGAGTACCACAACTTCGTTATGGAGGATGGGACTAAACGCCGACTCAAAGACCTTGGGGTTGGTGATCGGCTCATGCGATCCATGTTCCGAAACGTCTTTGGCAAATTACACGATGTTTCTCTCGCAAAACGTGATGGTCAACATGGCAGTGATGCTAACGTCCCTGAATGGTTGTTCCAAGCTGACGAAGAGTCTATCGCCACATATCTGGATGCAGTTATCACCTACAGCGAAGCGCTCATTGTCTGGTCTGACCAGCATCTGTCGTTACGCCTAGCTAACGGATCAATCAGCTTTTATCACGGTCTGGCAAACCTGCTAACCATGTGCGGTATTGGTACGCACGTTCACACGATTAGCACTCAAAACAACAGCCTGTACATTCCAGTCATCGACATCGACAATCCGGTAGCACTGTTCGCAGCGCTACAGGCAGGAATGTTACCGGAGATCATAGGCGCACAAAAATATCTATCCGTAGATTACGTTGTGCAGCTACCACGCACTGAGCCTGTCTATTGTGCTGGTGAACCAACCACTAACAGCTTTGCACTGGCTCATATCGTCTCTGGTAACTGCGCAGAGATCATCCTGCGTCCATCGTCCGTGTGCAATTTGTCTGAGGTCGTAGTGCGGTCACATGACACGCTCAAGACCCTGAAAGACAAGGTAGAGATCGCTACGATCCTTGGCACTCTGCAATCAACACTGACTAACTTCGTCTATCTGCCACCGGAATGGAAGCAAAATTGCGAAGAAGAACGGTTACTTGGCGTTTCGCTCACCGGCATTATGGATCATTCAGTACTCGCTGGTGGAGACATTGAGAGTCGAAGAGTCTGCTCAGACTGGCTTCGCTCAATGCGCGACCTGGCTCGTACAGTTAATGCTGAGTGGGCTGACGCTTTGGGTATTAACCCTGCAAAATCAATCACTTGCGTCAAACCTAGCGGCACAGTGTCTAGTTTAGTTGACAGTGCTTCGGGCATTCACCCTCGCTATGCGCAGCACTATCTACGCCGAGTTCGCAGTGATGTCAAGGACCCGTTGACCCAAGTGATGATCCAGCAGGGCTTCCCACATGAGGTCGATGTGATGAATCCCTCGAACATCGTGTTTGCTTTTCCCATGAAAGCTCCTAAAAACGCAGTGTTACGTTCAGATCGCACTGCGGTGCAACAGCTAGAGCACTGGCTGATGATTAAGCAGAACTGGTGTGAGCATACAGCTTCGATCTCAGTCTATGTGCGTGAGCATGAATGGCTGGAAGCTGCTGCGTGGGTGTATGAGCATTTTGATGACATTACTGGCGTCAGCTTCTTCCCCTACTCGGATCATAGCTACCAACAAGCGCCGTATGAGGAGATTACGGCTGAGGACTATGAACGCTTGGTTAAAGAGATTCCTACAGGCGTTGATTTACTGGCACTAGCTGCTATTGAGACAGGTGATAACAGCGTGTTCCAGCATGATTTGTCTTGTTCTGGTGGTGCGTGTGAGTTGTAACTGATTGGTTTACGGTCGTTTTGATGGTTTTAAGCGTCGCAGTGTTTGAATTTTACTGCGGCGTTTTTTTTTTTTTTTTTTGCGCGGCGTCCATTTAATGATTAAAAAGCGATTAGGGCAAAAACCGGCTCGGAAATTCAATAGAAACTATCAATGACTTACGACGGTTTTTCGACCTAGGGGCGTGAGTGCTATTGAACCATTCCGTGAGTGCTATTGAACCAAAGCGTGAGTGCTATTGAACCAAAGCGTGAGTGCTATTGAACCATTCCGTGAGTGCTATTGAACCATTTTGTGCTACCGTCCGCCCTTTACAATCATGCTAGATGTATGCTATGGTAGAAAACCAACCAGATTCGCTGGAAGTGATGCTGGCGCGTATCGAGAAAAATGCAAAACGTCGGAACGCCGAACGTGGCTACCAAGATGGGCCTTCAGTCAAAACCACCATTCTGAAGCTCCCACTGTGGCCAGACGGATTCACCGGTATACCTAACGGCATTTTACGCTCCGCGCTGTTCAGCATCGTCAGGAAGGGGACAAGGGAATATCAGCACTGTGCGTCCAAGACCATCAGGGAGGGCATCACAGTCAGTTTTACAGGCTATCAACTCGATCAGGCAGATTTGGATGTCTGGGAAAACTGCATCCGCCTTGTTCACAAGCAGGCGTTAGGATGTCGTGTGTCTTTTACGTTGTACGAATTCCTAAAGGCAATTAAGCGCCACCCTAAAGGGGAAAACGTGGCGTGGTTATCAGCGTCATTAGTCAGACTAACGACCTCCACACTTCTAATCAAAGCAGCTAACCTTCAATTCCAAGGAACACTGATCGAATACCTGTATAAAGCAGAAGATGGAACGCACGAAGTTTCACTCAATCCTAAAATAATAGACCTGTATAACACAGGTTGGACACAGATTGAGTTAGCCCAACGCCTTAAACTACGCAGACACCCATTGGCCCAATGGCTACACGGCTTCTATTGCACTCACGCCAAACCTTATCCGCTGAAGGTTAAAACCATTCACGATATGTCGGGTAGTAATTATGCAGAACTTCGATTCTTTAAGCGGGATTTACAAAAGGCATTGAGGCTTATTGAATCCGAAATAGGATGGGAATGGTTAATTGATGAAGCGGATAACGTTCATATCAATAAACAGCCTACACCTAGCCAAGCGCGTCATCTGGCTAAAGTGGCAAAAAAACCACAGAAACCAACACGACCACCATAGACCCTATTCCTTGTTTTTCTAATTTTTAGTCTATACTCTCAATGACCCGTAACAAGAGAGGTTCATTAAAGTGACTACGTATGTCAAACCAGGTTTGATCTTATCCAGGCGCGTTGGTGAAGTCTTGGTCATTGAATTGCCAGCAGAATTAGGAGGCCATCACATCCACCTTTCCTGTGTACAGATTGATCGCAACCAAACCAAGATAGGTATTGATTGTCCACGTGGCTGGAATATCTACCGAGGAGAATTACAGGACATTGAATTAGAACCGTCGTATGTCATTAAACATAACTCAAGATAGGAGGTGAATTACCCTAGAACTACTGGTTAACTTGGTCACTTGTCACATCATTCCCGTGCGCAATCTTATGGCAGGAGATGAGGACGAGTTCATTACGAAATTGCTGTTCTTTGAACAACGCCGTAAGATGCTCAATGGATTTCTTTTTCTTCCAAAAAGGGTTCTTTGCATGTATCCTACGTCTTTAGCTCAGGCTTTTATGCGATTCCTGTCTAACCTCCGTTTGGCATTCGGGTCGCAGTGTTTATGGTCATTTCTGAAAGCCTTTGGACTCAAAGTCTTTTGGGTTACGGTGACCAAGGTGGTGCATTCTGTTGTTTCTTGGTACATTGAGCAGCGCGAAAACGGTCATTTCAGTTCTGGTTTTGCTGATGAATTCGTTACTACGTTACTCGGTTGGGTTAAACGCCATACCATCGCAGCCGCAGAGTCACTTATTTCAATCCTGACAGACATGGAAATAAAGCGCATTTCTACCTATCTGGTCTAAGCGCCTAGTTCCAGTGAGCATGGACGCTCTCTTAATCGTTAAAGGTAATCACATGAATGTGCATGAGTATGAAGTAGTTGTGCGTGACACTAACAACTACGGAACATCCCGCGAAGACTTCCTCGCTATGATCGTCGCTTTAGCTGGTGAAGTAGGTGAGTTTTGCAATCGCGCTAAACGCTTCACCTATGTCAACCGCGACACCCCCGAAGAACTCGAAGCCCTACGTGGTATGCACGACGAACTGGGCGACATCCTTTACTACACTACTGATCTTGTGCATCTATTAGGTGCAACCCTCGAAAACGTCCTTCACGCCAATGCGGACAAGGTACGCTCACGCCGCGCTGCGGGCACGACTTATAACCTGCCAAAAGACACTCTAAAGGACTAGCACATGAAGGTCGAATATCTCACTCACATGGGGGATGACCTCATGGTGGCTAACGTTGCGCGTGTTTCGATGGATAAGCACCACACTGAGTTCCTAGAATCAGATCGTGGATTACTGCGCTATCTAGCCAAGGAAAACCACTTCACGCCTTTTGCCCAGCCCCAGATACAACTCCGTATCACCGCTCCTGTTGCTATTGCGCGACAATGGTTCAGAAGCAACGTGGGTACGATTCGCAACGAAGTCTCCCGCCGCTATGTTGACACACCACCTGAGTTCTTCTTTCCTAAAACCTGGCGCCAGCGCCCAGAGAAGAACATTAAACAGGGTAGTGGTGACGATATCCCTGTCTATGAACAAGGCATTGCCACCACGCACTTAGAACGCGCTTATAAGACTTGTGCTGCTGCTTATGGTCATTTGTTGGCTATGGGCATTGCTCCTGAACAAGCCCGTTTTGCTCTGCCTCAAGGTATGCTCACTTCGTGGGTGGAGACAGGCAGCCTCGCGTATTGGGCTCGGTTCTGTAAACTCAGAGCAGATCAACATGCCCAGCGCGAGATTCAAGAAGCTGCGCACATGGTAAAAGACATCATCGCTCCCTTGTTCCCAGTGTCGTGGGATATGTTGATGACGTATTGAGAACGCTAAGTGACTGATTGTTATAGGAGTGGTAAATTACCACCCCCAGCAGAATCAAGGACTTGGCGATGGGGTAGTCAGCGACTACCCCATCGCCACCTTGCCAAGGATGGTTCAACCTGGATCGACTTAGTTCGATCTAAATTAACCTGTATGGAGTTGACACGAATGTCCAACATTTCACTGTTTAACAATCTGACCATGACCAGCAAAGAGATCGCGGAGTTGGTCGAGAAGCGCCACGATAATGTGAAGCGCACGATTGAAACCCTTGCGGATCAAGGCGTTATATCCCATCCTCAAATTGAGGGTGGGATTAAAGCAGCCAACGGAGTAGTTGAGCAGCTTTATGTCTTCGACCACGAGCACAAGCGCGACACCTTCATCGTGGTTGCTCAACTTTCCCCTCAGTTCACCGCTCGTCTCGTGGATCGTTGGCAAGAACTGGAGGCGCAGCTAGTTCAGCCAACAGCCCCCCAACTCTTCGGAGCTGAACAACGTGCTGCTGAACTGGCCCCTTCGTTTGTGGCTGCGGCTAAAGCCTTTGGCTTCGAGGGTAATCAAGCAACCTTGTCGGCTGACAAGGCGATTAAAGCACTCACTGGAGTTGGTCTACTAGCATTGATGGGACACACCCATCTCGTCGCTGAAGTGCAAGCGCCGCTACTCACCGTGACTGATCTAGGTAAACGTTTAGGCTTGTCACCTAATGAGACCAACATGGTGTTGGTCCGCTGTAAATTACAGACGGATCATCGGGATTTGAAGCAGCGCCTGTATTATGAATTAACCCCCGAGGGACGTGCATTTGGCGTTTATCTGGATACCGGTAAAACCCATAGCAATGGCACACCCATTCGCCAGATTAAATGGCATTCTACCGTAGTGGAGCGTATTCACAGCATAGTTGCTGAGGCGATGACGTATTGAAAACGCTAAGTCATTGATTGATATAGGGTGCGCGTTTCGCTCACCCTAGCAAAATCATGGAGTTGACAAGAATGTCCAACATTACCCTGTTTAACACGCTGACCATGACTTCGCGGGAGATTGCGGAACTCACTGGCAAAGAGCACAAGAACGTGCTCCGTGACATTGATAACCTTCTTACAACCCTCAGCTCAGATTTGAGCTTTGGATTCAAATCAAGCACTTACACTTCAGGCGACCCGCCACGTTCCTATCGTCAGTTTGAATTGGATCGTGACTCGTCACTCTGCCTTGTTGCTGGTTACGACGCCAATGCGCGGATGCGGATCATCAAACGCTGGCAGGAATTGGAAGCCCAACAATATGCCTTGCCTCAGACCTACGTTGCGGCTCTGGAAGCGTTGCTCGCGGCAGAGAAAGAAAAGCTCGTTCTAGTTGACGAGAACAAGGCACTACATGCCGTTGCGGATAATGAATTTAGCCACTGCTCCATCATACGGGTTGCTCAATACTTGCGTGTGCCTGAGAAAACATTCAACTGGAGAACACTCAAAGCCATGACTAGCGTTTTAGGATTAACCATTAAACAAGTACCTTCACCACGTTATACCTATCAGAACCTTTACCCATTAGAAGCATTCATTAAATGCTATCCTCAGTACAACTTTGAAGGACTTCAACCAAAAGTAGTGGTCTCGGATGCGCTCAGAATGCTAAGAACTTGTCAGACACCGAGCTATATGAATTAACCAAGATCGACCCAGCTTAACCTGAATCAAACACAAGGAGTGTATTTCATGGACGAACGGAAGAAGTCTGCATCAACACGCAAAAGTGCAGCTCTGACTGAAACGGATTTTCTGCAAGGATACAGCGACTACTATTCGGGATTCGAGGTCACGACGTGCCCGTTCCATGAACTAGGACGCGCCCAAAACTGGAAAGCTGGCTGGTTCTCAGCCGAAGATGAGGACAACAAGGTCCAATAACCAAATCAGGCAGCTTCGGCTGCCTGATTCTTTTTTACGCTGTGGCGCCGTGCATTGGCGCAGGTGCAGTACGCAGAACGTTGTACATGAGCCGCGCTTTACGACCAATCTCTTTAGCACAGTCCGAACCATTGACGGTATGACGGGCTTTAATGAAGTTCTGGTTGTCTGCGGTAATGAATTCGTCCAAACGCCTGCCAGTAAACAACCCTTCTAGCATCCCACGCACGATGATTTCGTAGGCAATTTCCGGTTCCAGTGCCTTCTCAGGATGGTTCACTAGGTCTACGCCGAGCAGCTTGCCTAAGCGTCTATAGTTATCCTTCCAAGTGATCTGCACATAGCCTGCGCCACGATATTTCATTCCATCCCCAATCTCGGTATTACCCATACGCAGAATAAGTGCTACGCGATTTGAGAAGCGGGTATTGATGTCATAGCGATTGATGAAATAATGCTCATCACCTAATTCACGGATGGGGATCATGCGCTCACCTGTCTCGTGCAGGATCGTAGCAAAAATATACGCGGCAGTTGCTTTGGTTAAACGTTCGTCATGTTCCATCTTATCTAGGAGGAAATTGATTCCATCCACTTGTTCTTGGAACAATTGACCAAAATAACTTCGGTACTGACGAAAAAAGTATTTACGATCTACAGCTTCCATAGCCTGACTAACTCCCTGTTTTACGACATCCCTACTTAAACGAAGAACGCTCTTCGTAACGCCAGTAGTGCGAATAGATATGTTCCAGCGCGAGTTCATTACAATGGGCTCAAAGAACTCGGTGTCAAGTTTCTCAGCCTCGACATTTACCCATTTAGGAGCTCTGTATTTCTGGGCATGATGGTTAATAGAAATAGCACCAACACCAAAGATAATAACTCGATGATCGCGCAACAAGGCATCCATGTATTGCCTTATTAACAGCACAACCACGAGTCTAGCTTGTTTGCGGGTTAACCGAGTGTACTTAGTGAGATTGGTCACGCCCTGGATACTCATGTCATAAACAGGGCGTTGATTAGGCTTATCGCTATAAGTGTTGGCCAT